CCACTTATAACACCATCATAACCGTTACCACTAGCTACACCTACATTAGACTGAAGTACTCCGTCTACATACACATCAAACCTGCTATAGTAGTCAGATGAATCAGCAGGTACACTTCCTGTTGTACCACCGTCAAAAGTAATCATTACGTGCTGCCAAGTGTTAGCTGTGAAAGCATTACCTACAACTAGTATAATGTTATTATAAACAGTACCATAGTTAAATATTAAGCTCGTACCTCCTTGTTGCTTTACTGTAATAGCTCCACCGTTGTAGTCATCTCCTGCTCCGTAAACCATTAAAGTTTGTGTAGCTGTAGAGTTGTTAGGCTTAACCCACATTGATATAGTCCACGCGTTACCGTCTCCGTTAGAGGCTCTTTCTAAAGCTGTTACATTAACAGGGTTACCCTGTAACAAACTACTAGTACCGTTAAAGTTAATGACTTAGAATTAGTATAAGCTATCTCTGCAACAGTTACAGTAACCGTAAAGTCTACAGTACCACCTACAGCATTACCTGCCTTACAATTCACAACAATAGTATCTGAGGACGTTCCTAGGTATGCAGGAGCCGTTCCGCTAAGTATACCACTATTTTGGTCTAGAGACATCCAACTAGGAGCGTCTGACTCAACAAATTGATTAACGATATTGTCACTAGATACAATCTGAAAGTTCAATACATCCCCTTCTGTAACTGAGGCCGTTTGGTTGGCCACTGTAGGTACAAAATCAGCGTTAGGTTGTGAGCCTCCGTTTATAGCTTGCTTAGATATTACAGGGATTGAGTAGTAAGCTCTGTTTCCTCTAACACCATAGTGCAAGTGTACGCTAGAGCCTATTGCAGGGTCTGCTTTAGCTGTTGCTATTTTCTCTCCGTTATCCTCAGAGTATATAGTTAACTTTCCGTCATCATTGAATCTCATTGAAAACATTCCTTGAATTGTATTAGCTCCTCCTTTTCTATATCCTACTACACCTGCTCCATTATCAAAATAGTATGTAGCATTAGTATTTACATTCCAATCAGATATGCCACCAAACTCAAAGCTCAAAGCTTCATTAGTTGCATAACTAAATTCATTATCTAATTGCTCTTCAGCCGTTCCTACTCCTGTGGATGCTGCAGTATAGTTAGTACCGAAGAAATCTCCTTGACCAACTTCATCAAGCATAAACATAATCTTCTCACCGATCCCAATTGAGACATTTGATTTGATTACAGTATGATCTTGAATGCCATTTATGATACCAGCTTCATCTCCATCAAAGTCATGAACAATTGTCCAATCCTGAGTAGAGATTATTCCATTAGGGAATATTGAATTATTGAATCCTCCAAATTGTAACTTGAAAGTTGAAACCCCTAAAGCGATTGTAGTTTTACCTACTTTCACATTTGCAGTAACATCCCATAATTCTAAGTGTCCATCATCTAAGAATTTAATTGACATTGCATTATTATTTGTAACGCTATATCCTCCAGCATGATATGTTGAAATATCTACATTAGATGAATCAGTAAACTTACCAGAACCATTAGCATAACTAAATACTGTACCCCAATTGGCTGCTTCAGCCATAGAAGAGCTTCCGGTATAAGAAGTAGCTATTTCAGCTCCATCCCAGATACCAAGTCTTAATTGGTTTCCAGCTTGCATATTGAATTTGAATTCAGATCCTCTAACTAAATCTTGTCCAAAGTAATAAGGTCCTTGAAGTCTTAATTGTACCTCTCCTACCAATGTAGTATCTATAGCTGTTCCTATTACTTCACTGTTTGCATTAGCACCATACGATATGTACCATCTGTCGTTTGTAGCAGTCAAAGTTGAACCACTTATCATGTTGCTTGCGTCTATAGTTATTTCTGTAGCATCGCTCATTGTAAGAACGATATCAGAACCATTAACTACTCCACTCTCTACAAATTTGTTTGTGTCTACTCCTAAAGAAGTTACGTCAACTGTATAAGATACTCCGTCATTTAATGTTAAAGTTAAATCATCTCCACTAATAGCAAATCCACTTACAAATGTATCATCTGAAGCAAACCCTGCTGTGTTAGTAAATATCTCATTCAGTTGCACTACTGCTAAATTCAATACAGAATTCACAAGTGAACCATCAATACTAGTTCCACTTACTGGAAGTGACTCTACTATAATTTTTGCTCCACCTTTAGCTTTTATTTGAATTGTAGTACCTACTGCTGATGCTTCTAATGTATTTACTGCATGAGGTTGTAAGAATGAATTTGCTCCTAAAGATAAATCTCTCATAAGGATTGTTGATCCAGTAGAATCTAATCCAAAGTCCATAGCTTGATAATGTACATAAGGACTAATCAATTCTAAATCTTTGTCATCAAAGAATCTGTTCAATACTGTAGTTGCATATCTTGTTGGTGAAGCATCTCCTTCACATACTTGTAATATGCCATCAATAACCTCTTGGTTATCTACTGTAGATACTTTGTATACAGTCGCTCTTAATGTAGTACCTGCTTCAATATCCAATGGATGATCGAAGTACCATGTAATGTCTTCATTCACAGCTATCGCTCCGTTATCCAAATACTGTATGTAAACGGATATTCCATTAACGATTATCTCATACTTCAATTGTTGATCTGCTGTTACTACTTCTGCTGACCTAGTTGTAATCCCGACACCACTAATATTGAATGGGAAGAAATTATCTCCATCATATCCAATTGAAGTATCATTAACAGGATTACCTCCTAGAGGAATCGCTTGATAGTCTCCAAATACTCTCATCTTAGGAGTAGATGTACCAGCACCAGCAACTTGATTCTCAGGTAGTGATTGGTCAAATACTTCTCCCATTACTGGATAAGAATTCCCCTTAGTAGCTAAATCCTCATAGTAAAGATTTGAGTTACCTGAAGCCATCTTATACTTACCACCAATAAAGAAACCATGCTTCTTTACTTCAATGTTCTTATTTGCCTCTAGTCTATCTGTTACAGGATTATACTCAAAGTATTCTGTTACGATTGGCTTTGTGATTTGTGCTTGAACATAAGCTATCACAGCATCACGATCCATTCCCAAAGTAGCTACAAGATCTTGTCCTGCTTCATTCTGGATACGATTGATATTTAATCTACGAAAGAACACTCGGTAATCAGTAGAGCTATTTCTTTTAAATACTCGGTTTGATTTTATTTGTATTCTATTTGTTAAGGTAGGGTGTGCGTTAACTGTCAAGGAGCCTATTTCTTTATTTCTAACTCTTGATCCCTCAAAACTAACCTTACCTGATTTAAGTTCTGAATATATTTTTATTTTTGCCATTGTTATTTGTTTTTAGAATTGAATAAATAAGGCCATCTCATTCATTGATACTGTTCCGGCCACATCAGATTTTATTTGGAATCTAATTTTTCCTGCATCACCTACCGCGTTAGTGTTAATAGTGTCTCCTATAAAAAACTGTACACTTACAAGGTGTGGGTATGGTTCATCTGCTCCAGACTCCATTGCTAGACCCGCAGCATCAATAGGAAAATCTTCAGAAGGTGTAGCTGCTGAGTGTCTCTCTAAAAATATTCTTGAATCTAATCTTCCTCCATCTTCGTCTGGCTCAAAAGTTAATGAAGCCCTAAGAGTACAAGAAGAAGATTCCTGAAGTCCTTCTAGTAAAAATACTATTGGATCTCCTACTGCTCCAGTACCTGTATGTCCTGCAGAATTTGCTTCTTTCATTGTAGTAACTCTTTCGTCAGCACTACCACCTAGGTGTTGTCCTGACACAGGAGCTTGAATTGTCATTACGACATCTTGCCATATATCTACTTGCTCTACAGGTATGTCTACAGAAGTAGCTGCTCCGTCAAAATATACTCCAGAAAGTAGTCCGTAGTATCCTTGTGCATTTCTTTTAGAGAATTCAAGAACTTCTTGAAGCTCATTTTTTGTTGCATCATCTATACCGCTAATTTCTACAGGTATTTGATCTCTACCGGCAGCAAAGGTTTGGTTGGTATCAGTACATACGTATATTGATCCAACAGGAAGGATGTGGGGTATATCCGCCACTTTTCCGTAAAATTGATTTTGTACTTGTTTCATATTGTTGTTTTGGATTTTATATTACAAAAAAAATGGGCTAAACAAGAGTCTTATAGTTAGTCTCCTTGTATTTTGCCCACTCCCTTCAATGTGATTTATTATTTACTTGTTTGTGCCTTACTTGACTTTTTTATTTTTAAATCTTTCTCTTTAATAGCAATGTTGTCTCTATGCTTTTCCATGTCCTGATCTAAACCTCTGTTCTTTATTCCCAGCTCAGCTTGGAACTTTACGAGATCTTCTTCAGTGGTATCTTGTTCAACACCTCTCTCTTTGCTCAAGATGTTTAGCCTTTCTGTTTCAGCAGCTAGTTCCGCAATGTATCTTTTGGTTTCATCTTCTTGCTGGAAGTTAGCTTCTTCTCTTGCCATTTCAGCTTCTTGCATTTGTGCAGCTTGTTGTTGTTGTTGCTCAAATTGTTTTTGCTCTTGCTCACCTTGCTGTGCCTGAGACTCTTTCATTTTCTTCTCGTCTCTTTCTATCATTCGCTGAACTTCTCTTACGCTAGGAGAATTGTATATCTTCATTGCTGTAGAGAAAGAAAGCATTTGATTTTGTAGTCCCATTTGAACCATACTATCAAGCCTCTGTTCCATTTGATTTATAGAGCTGTCGTTAGACATTTGTATTCCGTACTCTTCTTCAGCAAACTCATCTCCATCAATCTCCATTAACTGCTTTGTCATATCGTCAGCAATGTAAGCAAACTTCTTGCTATTACCTTTTAATGCGATTTTTGCGGTCTCTATAAGTATCTGGAAACATCTTTTCTTGCAAAAGTCATGCATGTTAAATAGTTCCTCTGTAATGTGGTTTGACTGACTAACAGCTCTTTCTATACCACCTACAGTCTCTCTGTTCTCAGTCTGACCAAGTCTCTGTCTAGATACTCCTGTAATCTCATCCATCTGTGCCTTAGCAAACTCCATCATTTGTATGTGGGTCTGGATAAAGTCACCAACTTGTTGAGAAAGAACTTTACCAGTAGTGTTACCTACTGATCCTGCAAGCTTACCTTTTGCTTGACCTCTTTGCCCTTCTTTGAAACTATCTACTACAGATATACCAGACTTGCGTGCGAAGTATAACCATTTTGTAATAGACCAGTCTTTAGGTATTTTCGCAACATCAAGCTCTATAATAGAACCCATGTACTTAGCCATTGCTTCATTCACTCTGAACCATGATATGTCATACAGGTATTGGAATGGTTTAGCTCTGTCTACTAAAGATACAGCTTGTGCATCATTTGTATTATATACTTGACCAACTATACCACAAGAATTGAAGCTTGGTTGGTTAAACTTATTGTATTGTATTTCTCTAGGCTTGATCTGTACGTAGATGTCTTTACCTATCTTAACACCTTTCCACCATTGGTTTACCCAGAATTTCTCCCAAGTCTCTCCCATGTTTTTGTCAAGGATGTAGTTTTCATCTCTGTACTTTACTTGCTCTTGGCCTTGCTCATCAATGAATGTAACTTTGTACACACACTTCTTAGATTTCCAGAACATTCGTAATACTCTTATGTTACCACTCCCATCGGTGTAGGTTCCTTTACCTTGAGCTCCATTCCATACTCCAGATGCATCTAAGAATGCATTTATGTTTTCTCTCTGTAGTATTTCGTAACCTGTCTTGTCATCAACTTGCCAGGACTCTCCGTCAGAGTCTTTTCCGCTTGATCCTGTAAATCCTCCACTCTCTAGGTCTAATACTTCTTTGTCTTTTAGATCTTGATAGAATGTATCTTGTATTTTACCAGGACTCCAGTAATCATCAATAACTATAACATCAGCATCTTCCATTCTGTTAGAGTATCCTGATCTAAGCGTGTAAACCTTATGTGGGTTTAGCTTTTCA